CTAACAAAAAAATTTCACGAAGTAGGAACCGAGATATGTGGGCGGGGATACAAAGTGCCCCATATTTTATTCTGGAATTTAAAAAGTACGAGTGGATTTCCAGAGGTATCATACCAACCAAACGTGACCATGTTTTCTGGATATAGTCCGTCCCTACTATAAAAATTTGCGAAAAAGGACACCCCATGTGAAAATGATATAACGCCTTGGAGAATGTTAATGACCATGTTAAATAATAAGCGATATAAACATCTTGAAGAAATAGTAGAATAAACCAGTCATGTCAAAAAAAAGGAAATACATGACTATAATAATGTATTTCTTTTGTGTATTTGTTGTTTTCGAATGGTAAATTATTATATATATATTTTATTTAACTTTATTTAACTTTATTTAACTTTATCTAGCTAGACTATACTAGATATCGTCAACGTCTATCTCATCGTCGCCATCCATAACAACCAGTTGTGGAATTGGAACAGGCGTATTTTTATTTTTATTATTACTATCACTAATATTAGGTCCTTGCGCATTTACAGTTTCCAGCAAGCTACTATATGTATCATGTTCGCCATTATCAAACGCAATATCATCGTCAGCGCTAACAGTCTCCTGTTTATTGTCAAACTCACTCTTGAGTTTTGCGAAGATAGGATTACCTGAAGTTTTTAATTTTTGCTTTTCAATATCCGTATATACTTCAAGCAAATCATGTTTCGGGTTGGCGCAAGATTCGAAATCTCTTTCCCCAATAAGAACCCATGAACCAAGACAAACGATGTTATCATGCTTGCCTCTACCCCTAAATTTATTCCGCATAATACATAAACGTTCTTTGCCTTCTATATCATTTGCGTAAAACATGCCATTACCAAGTAATTTAGTAACTACCGCATATAGTTCCCCTTCTTCAAGTGCCAATCGCACCTTTTTATTCATAGATGTAGACGCGTCTGAAACGAACTTGCGCCCCATTTTCTTAGACTTATTACCACCGTTTTGATTCTTGACCATCTTGACTAATTAATTGTAAAAAAATAGATGGACCTATTTTTCTTCAATTTTTTTATTTAATAATCATAAATAATAATCATAAATAATAATCATAAATAATAATCATAAATAATAATCATAAATAATAATCATAAATAATAATCATAAATAATAATCATATGCTGGTATACAATTTTATGTGTAATATGTTTACCAACTCACCTTGAATCCATTCCATTCAATAACGAAATCGAAAGTCGTCATTAAATTCGTAAATAGGTTTTTGCGTAAAGATGGAGTCGTACCAGTCTTTCCAATTATGACTAGACATATGAAGTATGCGTTTACTATCAGTTTCACCAGATTGTTCATCTGGTTCATAACCATATTGTGTGTAGAATTCTTCTAATTGTAAATCATCATTAAATATAATTTTTTCCGACTCGTTATCGATCGTAATATCATACCGATTAAATCGTTCCGTCCAAAGAGGACAAAGGTAAGTATAGTATTCCCAATGATGATAATAACGTTGATTCATATCAGAGACATTGTCTCTTAGCAATTGAAACGAAGAGCATAGTGGGTGAATAGCATACAATCGTTTGTATTCAAGTGTTTTACGAACTTGCGTGTTATTGTATTTATCCAGAGGAACCAGATCATTCTGTTTTTTCATAAATTCATCATATTCATTGTCGCTATACGCAATGTAAAATTTCTTTTTAATAGTCGAATTAGATTGAATATATTCCGGATGAAATGTCAGCAAACAAATAATTGCCCATACTTTATGTACGTAATTTTTATATACGTATTTACGGTTGTATTTACGGTTGTCTTTATGTTTCTCTGTATAATCTGAATGTTCATCGTCTTTCGTTGCTTCGTTGCTAGTTATAGTGTCAGTCCCTAATTCGTAAAATCCTTCTTGAAAGAGAATGCGTTGTTCATCGGATAGTTTAAAATATGTCTGAATCGCTTGAAATAAATCCAACTCAACAGTATCCGGCAAAGAAGATACCGCAAAATGGTATAGTTTCTTGTCAAGAAAACGAAATAGTCCGTGATACTTGTCAGGTATTTCAGATAGCCAGTTTGGTTTCTTCCCCTTGAAAATACGTGTAATTTCTTTGATATTATAGTGATATTGTCTAGTTATAAACACTTCTGATGAGGACGACGATTTCATTTTAAACAAGTTTTTAGTAACAGCTAAAATGCTCTTAAAGTCGCCAGCAACAGATTTTTTATATATAAATGGTTCGAACAGTGGATTGAGAATGTAATAGAAATCGTAGTAAATAAACCAAATCAAATCCCAGCTTTGAACGACAAGTCCGGATAAATATAGTTCAGATATCCAGAAATAACATTCGTCTATTGACTCGGCCTTCAGGATACTAGAAATGAAAGATAATCCAACCTCGTCGAACAAATATAAATATCGCGTTAAAATAACTTCTTTAGACATAATCGGTAAATTTAATACTATAATAAAACTAAAATAAATGAATTACTAAATTTCAATTTTTTATTATATACAGTAAATATATATTATGGCAAACGCATGGAGAGAGCACGTTAAGAAGACTATGTCTGAGATGAAATCCAAGGCAAAGGGTGGTAAGATTATGTTAAAGGATGTTTTGAAGGCCGCTGGTAAGACTTACAAGAAGTCTGGCAAATCTGCTGCCTCTGGTGGAAAGACCATGAAGAAGAAGCAGAAGAAGAGTGCCAAAAGGCGCAAGTCATCTAAAAAGCGTTAAACACGTCGTTTGTTTTCTTTACTAATATTTAGATAATATTTAGATAATATATTGAATTTAAGAATGTATCCTTAAATTCAATGATCTGATCCAACCGACCAGTCAGTCCTATACATCAACAATCCAGCTTCATATCTAAGCAAACACAGCCGTGTGAATATCCGATAATAAATCATTGTGTCTCTCTTTAAAAGAAGAATGAATATAGGTATGAAACAGAGTATATAGAGAGAAATGTTTCAATAAATCCGGATAATGAACAATAAAAAAATAACAGAGAGAATAATATGTCCAAGAATATTTGAACTGGAACAGGTATTTGATAACTTGAGTAGAATTATATTTGTGAAAATATGCGAGGTGATGGTTACATGTATTTATTTCTATTTTCTCTCTGCTCTTTGTAAATAATTCAGAAATATGATCCGTGTCTTCTTTACACAAACATTCAATCGGATGATGAATTAGATAGGTAATGATAAATACATCAAAGGATATATATGGATTTTGTAATAAGGCTAGAGAGAAATACAACTTTAAATTATGAGTTTGAATAACGGGAAAATAAAACGAATGCGAAAAGTCAGTTAGTTGTGGTAGATTACCGCCATGCGAAACAAAAGGTTGCGAACTTAAAGTAAAAGAAATGCCATGTTTATGAAGAATGGAACAAGAGTAAAAAATATGATAGATTGATTTTGCGAACGTAGATGGCAAGCTTTCCCAGATATTATTGCTATATAAATCAATCTCCTTATTTTTATTTTTATTTTTATTTTTATCAAAATAGACCAGTTTATATTTAATTTCTCTCTGAACCAGGTTAGAATTTGTCATGGGTAAAACCTTGTACTCGTTGTCTAAATTTGTGAATGTATCTATAGGTAAAAAATACAAAAAGTACATTGGAATTTGTTTGATTTTTTTAGAAATAGAAATATAATTGTTAAGAGGAAATGAATTCTCCAAGAATAAAGTCATTACTATTTATTATATTAGTATCTATCGTGAATTAATAATGGTTAATTTTCCGTAATGATTGAACGACAATCAGTTGTACCCGTAGTAGTCGTAGCAGTAGTAGTCGTAGCAGTAGTATCCACATCTTGCCTATAAACGTCATCATATCTATCTTGACGTTCAATTCGTCTGTTCTGTTTGAAGAGGAAATATCTGTTTTTATAGGTTTTCTTTAATTTTGAATATATGTCTTCGGCAAGAAGTTCTTCTTGTAAGAGTCGTTCTTTTTCGTCATTCACCAAGTTTTCATATTCCATACAAAACTGTTCATAAGCAATAGATGGTTTAAAACACGGAAGATAATAGTTGGTATTAATATGCTCATCCATCGCATCAATCATATCATGTTCTAGAGAAATATACTTGCGGCGTTTTTTGGCATCACTACTACTAGCCTTCTTGCGAAAATAATATCTACCACTTTTATACATTTTACTGACAATATCCCCATCATACCCTAGACCTTTCAATCGTGTAATTTCTGTATCAATGAGTTCGCTATTGTTTGTGAGCCATCGTACCCACTCTTCTTTATACATATGTCTATCGTCATACTGATGAAGTTTAGCAAACGGATACAGTTGTTTAGTGAATTCGTCGGAGAATTTAAAACGGAATATGATGTTCTCAGTAGTCATAGTTAAGTGAATAGAAATGAAGGACTTGGACAAGAGTAAGGACTTGGACAAGAGTAAGTATTAATATACTTTAATAAGTATTGATACGTTCAATATCTATAGTTACCTTGCTTCAATTTTTTTGCTAATACTAAATAAATAGTAAACGATGAAGTTATATTCTCTAGAAAGTATTCCGTATTACAATTCCATTCAACAAGAATATACAAATATTCTAACTTTAAATAAATCGCCTGACGGACCTCTAAAGTCTATTACAAAAACGGTACGAGTGAATAAGATGTCTCCATTTGAAACCTATAATAATATATGCCCTCAACCAAGTTGTGTTATAGGTATCACGCAGATAAATAATCCGTGTCATCTTATGTGTATTGACGATTTACCCAACTTATTTGAATTTTTAATCAATAATGGTTATACGATAGATAATTCCGTAACAAAAGTATTACAAAAAAGCAACATAAAAATGAATGGAAATCTAATTTGTATGATTCAATATACATAAGTCACTATACATAAGTCACTATACATAAGTCACTATACATAAGTCAGTAGTTAGCCGTCGGTAATTAACAATCAATAATAAATAAAAATTGAATTTATTTAAAAACAGTAAATGAACTCAATTATAAAACATGAACGTGGACAAATCATCCGAAATATCCAATAATACAAATACATCAACTAATCGAATATCAAAATCGTATAAGTTTGAGACAAATCTATTGAAAGTATCTAAAAATAAGGATATAGAAGAGGCAAAAAGAGAATGGTTTGAAATATATACGGAATACAGAGAAATAAAAACTGGGTTATGTATATGTCAGCATACTCTAAAAAACATAAAATATATGTATAACGTATCAACAAAAAAAACGATTAGCGTCGGAACGTCATGTTGTAAGAAATTTAATTTA